TTGATTGGTTAATTGGTTAACTGGTTAATTAGTTAATTGGTTAATTGGTTGATTAGTTAATTAGTTAATTGGTTAACTGGTTAATCGGGTAATGGTGTATGCACTTATGCCGGTTTGGGAGGCGAGTTCGTCGATTTTTACGCCGGAACTGAGGGCGGTGTTGATGGAATCCTTCAGGGCTTTGACCTGTGCGTTGTAGAATTCGATCACGTTTTTATCTTCGACAAATGAATAGCCTTCTTTTTCGAGGTAAAGCAGTATTTCGGACATGCCCAGGTTGATCTTGGAACTGTCGTCATCGTCACCGGTTTTTGTTGATTCGTAGAGTACGCTGTAAACAGGATGCTCCCGGAAGAACATGACAATGGAGGTAAACCAGTACATCACTCCGAAGGGTATTTCGGGCGAGTAGGTCTTGACACGGTGCATGGATAGGTCGTAGAGCACGCACATGATTTTATTCAGGCAAAAGGTTTGTACTTTCGGGTCCTCGGCTTCACGGTAGGCGTTCAGGAGGTCCACACAGTCGATAAACTTACGGGCGGTGATGTTGGTCTCCACCGTGACATCGCGGTCGAACGTCGGGGCATCAATCCATCCGGAAAGGGGGTTGTGGTTGAAGTCGTAATTTGGGACGATTTTGTTACCGTCGAGGGTGAAGGCGAATTTAATTTGTTCGGCCAGTTGAATGAGGTTGAATTGAATGTTTTCTTCGATTTCCTGTTCGTGAGCGAGCATCTCCATGAACCGGCGTTTACCTTTTAAAATTCGGTAGAAAGTGAGATAAAACAGGCGTTTGGTGCAAAAAATAAAACCCCTTTTTAAAGATGGTCGGTAGCCGGTGAGTACTATGAGGACGTTGAGCCGAAACTGAAAGGGTGTGATCTCATTCGAGAATAAGAGCATCAGGTTCCGGAACACGGCGGGGATGTGATCGGGGCGAATGTCATCCCAGGAGTCGGGGAGGGAAATGGTGGTGCGTTTTAAGGTTATAACTTTCATGGTTTAGGGGACTTTGGGGACGTTGGGGACTATATTAGGTATTATGTATTATGGATTATAAATGGTTCGCACACTCCAGCCGAATAAAATGCAGCTGCTTTGAGAGCTGTCGATACTTTTTCTTTTGTTGGTATATCATTGCTTTGAATTGAATGTAAAGCACCTAATGCGTAGGGAGCACCACAACCGCATGACAAAATTCCATTCATGCTTTCGGCAACCTGATAATCTGAATAAATTTCAAATAATCTGTTTTTATAGGCAACTAAAAAAGTACCTCCCATGTCTTCTCCATCTTTTGTTTTTTGCATAAACCCTCCATCAACAAAACATTTTCGAATAGCATCAATAAAATCAGTACATAAGTATTCGTAAATATCCTTATTCTTGATTTCAGGTAGTTTTAGTGAAAACCGTAATAACTGAATCATCCGGAATGAAGATGTACATCCGATTAAGAATGGACCATTTTTAAAGACTTTAGGGTCTTTTCTGATCGTAATTTCATAACCTGAACACCCTGCTGAATCAGCACCCATAGTTACTGTTTTAGTTTTCTTATCGATAAATCCTACAATACATGTCATAATTACAATTTATTTAAAGTGATTATCTTCCTGATGGAGTTGGTGGATTACATGGGCGTCCGGACGGTCTACTGGGTGTAATGCATTGAGCCATCGGTAATGTGCTTTGTGCTAAAATTCTTGGTTTTGAATAATTCATATTAATATGTTTTAATTAGATTTTATATTTTGTTATGTATATTCATGACTAATTAATAAACAAATGAATCGTTTTCACAACTTCCTTGTGGTTTATAGGTCTGAGTAGAGGCGCGTCCCTGGGTTTCGGTGATGGCTTCGGTGGATAGCTTCAGATCCAGGGCACGCCAGTAGGCATCGGCTTTGGTTTGGAACGTGATGGCTACTTTTTCGCGTATATAGGTTTCGGATAGGTCCTTTTTGTTTTTGGAGTCCATCTCGTTGTTGATCTCGAGGCGAATGGTTTCGGGCAGGCAATAGTAGGACAGGCGAATGCAGGCACGTGCCATGGTTTCGTAACACACTGCCCGGGCGATGTCGTCGGTCTTTTCAGGGGCTTTCTTGCGGGAGAGTACGCAGTCGTTCCACACTTCGCGAACTATCCAGGAGGTATTTAGCATAAAGTATTCGTCGGAGATACCGAGCCACTTTTTGAAGTCGTCGAGCTTCACGGGTATTTCGTTGATGGATTTTTGAGCGGCTGAATTTTTCCAGTCGGTAAACCGCTCGACATTGGCTTCGAGTACCTTGATCAGCTGATTCATCCAGAACCATGCATCGGTGATGAGTTTATTTTCGAGCTGGTCCTGTTGGTATTTATAGATCGTTGTTTCGTCGGTACCCTTTTTGATCGTAATGCCGTCGTTCCCGATTTTGGCAATCAGGAATATGGTGTGGTGATACATGGCGAAATTGGCCATCGCGTACTGCAGGTGATCTTTGGCGAGGGCATTGAGTTCGGCAGCAGTGGGGACGTTGGGGACATCGGTGACGGTGGTGGCTGCCGTGGAGGTACAAATCTTATCGTACAACGCCTGACCGATAAGCTGAGCTAATTCGACACCGATTTTGAATAACGTACTTTCGATGTTGTCGTAAGCGAGCGTTACATTAACGCCAGAGAGCTTTGATTTAAAGTCGGCGGCGAAGGAGGAACGGGTGAATGGGATATTTAGGGCCATGGTTGATTATTTATAGAACCCCTAACCCCTAAAGGGGGATAAGAGTGGGTTAGTATTGGTTATTAATTTATCTTTCATAATAAACTTGGTCTTTACACCCCTTTAGGGGCTTGGGGTTCTTTAGGGGTTCTTTGGGGCCTCTGCTGTGGCCGTATTCGTCAACCGGTCCTTGGGTGTTGTTTCCTGTTGTTTTGCCGGGATATCGATCCAGAAGCCTAATTTTATTCCCTGAGCTTTAGCTGAAGGAAAATTGATCTGAATAGCCCGGTTGAGTTCCTGAAGAATAAAAAATTCGTCCCATGTGAGCGTAGATACATACAACAGGTAATTGTAGTACACATCGGCACCGGCAAGGGAAATGACGCCATCTTTATCGACTCCAGTTAATGCTCCGGGAATACCCAACGAAGCAAGCACGACCTGGTCGGACCGCTTATCGTTGCTGTTGATTGATTCGATGAATTCTTTGAACTTACCGGGGAAATCTTCGAACTTCCATGGATTATCACCCCACTGGGTGGTAGCATATAGTTTGCCCTGGTTCTTTCCTTCGCCGGACATCAGCGAAGTAATACGTTTGAGTTCACAGTTGATCAGGTCGTCCACCATCGTTTCAAAGAAGCGGAAAGGTTTACCGATGTCGTCCACCAGCTTAACACCGCGGTATTCGGTTTGCAGGGGCGTATCAGGATCACCCATCAGGTTGTTGGAACAAATGCTCTCGAGTATCGTTTTTTGCTGCATGTACCAGTCGCCCGGGATAATGACGTGAACGTGGGCATTGAGGGCATTTTTATAATATGAGTTGGTGTACTTTGGTGCCAGGTTGGACGACTTAATGTATTCGGAAGCTCCCTTGAACCAGTCGGAATATGCGTATACCCATTTGGTAAAATTTTCGTCGGCATTGAAAGCGATCGAATACGGATATTTAAACGGGGCGCGTGGATCGAAACGCGGGAAAACGTCGTACTGGTGAGAAGATATGTATAACCAATCACCAACGATCACGGACTGGCAATCTTCCATTTTAATGCGACGATTGACGAAATCACCTACGGCAGCGGGACGGGCTTCGTCGGAACCGACATACGACAATGCATCAATCGAAGCGGGTGCACCGATACGACGTCCTTTGTTCATGTTGTATTTTGTGACACATGTTTTGACGAAATAATAGTCGGTAGCGAGTTTTTTGAGGTATTTCCAATAATGTGGATATCCTTTTTCTTCCCAACTTTCGAGCCAGTTTTCAATGTTTGAATCAACCCAGGGAACCCTGACGCGGCGTTTGTCTTTTCCTTCGCCAATGGTTTGCTCCTGATACAGGCGCGGACCTTTTCCGAATAAGAAATTAACCTGTTTTTTTATCAGTTGAGGGATTAACTTATGTTCGCCTGTTGTGGCTGCCACTTCCTGAGGGTACAAGTTATGTCCTTCGCCCCAATAGGGTACATTAAAATCACCAAGGCGCATCGAAACGCGATCGTTTGTGTATTTGCTGTACAGGGTCTGAAATTCGCGGGTAGTGATATCCTGACGTTCGGATACTCCCTGGATCTCGAAAGTTACGACATTGGCCTGTGAAATAGCCACACCGCGATGGTTGTTTACCCAATCGACTTTTATTTCACTTTCAGGGATTAATTTTTTCATATTCATTGATTTATTCAAAACCATTTTATTGTAAGCCACTCATTTGAGGGTGGGAAAGCTATTTTGCGGATCAGTTTTTTAAAACAGGTACGGGCTTCACCGGTATTGACATTTTCGAAGAATAAGTAATGATCGGAATTTACGGCTAATCCTTCGGTTTTCATTGCTGGCCGGATACGGCAATCTTCGTATTTGCGGATTTGTCCGTACTCATTTCGCTGTAAATCGCAGGTTATGAAAATAATGGCAAATGTGGCTCCGGGAATGAGTTTAATATTGCGGATCCGCGTAAATGCATCGGTACCTGAAATTGTTTTTTCCATATACAAAAAAAGTCGAAATTGAGGGATTTTAAAAGGACAGAAAAGAAAGAACCCCTAACCCCTAAAGGGGAATAAGAAAAGCCCCGAAGAATGAACGTCGGGGCTTTTATTGAATCATTCAGCAAATGATTGATTAATAAATTTACCATTTAAATCAAAATATATATTTGAATAAAAAAAGGTATAACCTATTAATTTTTTATGTTCGCCACTTTCTAAATGTAAATAAATTGTATCACTTAATTTTTTTTCAGTAAGTTTAATACCAACCGATTTGTAAAGTTGTTTGAAATTTTCTAAGTCGTTCATAATATAGTTATTTAGTTAGTTTGTTGAATAGGTC